AATACTTAAAAAAGTTTACTATAAAATCTTGACTATATAATGTTGTTGATAATAGCAACAAAATAAGTAATTTTTTCATCATATTTCTCCAAAAATATTATACTTTTACAATTATAAATATCAAAGTTGCTTATTTTTCATATTTGGATAAATCAAGATTGGCCAATGGTTTTTCGATTTTTAGATCTTTTAATTTAGAATTTGCTACTACTAATTTAGAACCACCTACTATTTTACCATCTATTATATGATAGATAAAAAATACAGTTTTCCACATACTGACTCGTACTATACGACCAGGTTCTCCATCAACTGTTACGACATCATCTTCGTTATAGTCGTTACCTAAAAAGACCATGAAACCATCAACTGCTTCTCTTATGGTATTTTGAAAGATGAGTGTTACCACTCCTGCTAAAAATAACCAACCATATTGTCCTATCAACCCCTCGATAAGACCTTGTGCTTGGTTGTCCACGAGTATTCTCCTATATTATATTGTTTTCGTTATACTAATAAATATAATATATACGGCGAATTTTACGAATCAAAACGAATTAAAAATGATAGTGGTAAATCTTTATCGTTTTTAATCGGTTTTGATAACTTTGCTATAATTAATAGTTCTCGTTCATCATTATAAAGACCTATATTAGTAACATAAGTCCCAAATTCTGAATGTGTTGTAAAATTTTGATAATAATTTCCTGAATTATAAAATGATTTATAAGAACCACTTGCCGGTGTTAATACCAAATCTATAGTACTTTCATACTTAGGCTCTTTACCATAACCTGGAAACATCTGGCCATCATAAATATATTTAGCACCTTCTGGAACAAAAATACTACCACTTCTACCAACAACTACACTTGGATTTGTAGTACCCGTATATTGATATTCATCTATGTGACACATATATTCATATTCATAAGAAGTTTTTGTTGCCTGAAACTCTACTTCAAATCCATCACTTCCCGCATATTGTCCACTTGGTAATGTGCCATCTCCAAGACTGGCTGATATATATGCAGAACCAGTATCAGTAATTGTTATAATTCCATGTTCATAAAATACATTACCAATAACACTTCCAGATAGTGGTGTTCCTGACGGAGTTCCTGCTGCAAAACTTGATGAATATTTATAATCATAAAGTTGTCCGTGGCCATCATCTCGTAAATCTAATGTTTCCGTCCAACTATCATCTAAAATTCTAACTGAATATGGTTTTATTTCTTCACCGAAATACTCTTGTGGAATTGTTATAACATTTACTTTACTTTCAAGTTTACGAGGATTTATTGTGCCCCAATCAGAATCTTCTCTACCATGAGGCCATTTTCTACTCCAATTCCCACCGGCATATAAAGGGTATCTTGTATTGTTTGCTTTTGGATTATTAGGTTGATCATATTGATAATACAGATTTCTAATTTCATAATACAGTGGAAGTTTAAAAAATGTTCCATCACTCCACCAAGTATGCCATTCTTTACCTTGACTCTGTGAAAGTTCATTAAATGTACCATAACTTTGAGAAGCTTCTGGGGACCTTGTAGAACCACTTGGTGGAATAAAATTATGAAAACTTCCACTTATACCTTCCAACCCATATACTCCACTTCCACTATCAGCATTTGTAAAAGTAAATTTTTTATAAGTTTTAAAGGCTTTTATTGATTTATCGTCAGGAGATATATCCTTATACATGGGAATCTCCTTTAATAATCAAGTCTTACTTTGATAAGTGCTTCAGTATTTGGATCTTTTTTGAATGGTTGAGACATTTTTGCAACTGCCAATAACTCATTATTACCATTATATAATCCTACCGTAGTTATATAAGTAACTGGCTCACTAATAAAATCATTATTAACTAATTGTGCATTTGAACCTGTGTAAAATGAAGGATTTTGACTATGATTAAATTCAAAATTTGGAACTCTACAAAAATAAAATGAACTTCGTTTTTGTTCTTCCCTTCTTGCTGCAAAATATGAACCACTTCCTACCGAATGTAACAATTTTCTATGTTCATAATTATTAGTTGCCGAACTTTTTACAAGTGGTGCAACTACTCCAGCACCCGCTAAATTACCTGATCCAGATGCTAAAGCTACAGGATTCAGAACAATCATACCCATTTCTGGATAAAATAAACCATACGAACCAGAATTTGTTGCTGTCGCACGAGTTATTGCCGTTTCATATATTCCATCTGCTATTGAACCACTAACTACATTAAATTCTCGTTTTGCAGCTCCAACAGTTGGGTCTGATCCTGCTCCACTATCGTCAATTAACTTAATAGTTACACTTCCACTTGTATCACCAGGTGAACGTTTACTTCCACTTGCCAAATGTAATTCCCAATTACCAGGATCCATTTTTTCTCTATAGCGAGCTCTGTTACAAACAATGGCAAAAACATCGTCGCTGAGATGACTTCCAGAACCTCTACCATTAAAATTAAACTGAGTAGTTTGAGCTGGAAGTAAAACTTGTCTTAATTGAGAATATATTGCTTTAGTTGGATTTGTTGTTCCGGTGGTAGATGAGCCTTCTGAACCAGAACCAAGACGATGACCATATGTTACTGCAAATTGCACATCTTTGGTTTGATCATCCTCAGCCCGGACATCATAATAGTATTTACCGCTATTAGAATCTTGGATGGATCCTGTAAAAAATGTAGTTAAAGTTCCTGTGGAATCTGTCCACATTCTTTCAGCTATCGTGCTGACTACATTCTCTAACTTGTCCTCGTCTGCAAAAACTTTAAAAGACATTTAAGGTTCTCCTTTCCTTAAAAGTCTAATCTAACTTTAATTACAGCTTCTCTATCTTTAGACTTTAATAATGGTTGACTTAACTTAGCTACTGCTAACAACTCATTTTTATTATTGTAAAGTCCAACCGTAGTTATATACGCTTTTGGATCTTGAACAAAAGTTGAATTTTTCAACTCAGCGTTTGAACCTGTATAATAAGTCGGATTTTGACTATAATTATACTGGTCAGATTTCACTCTACAAAAATAATGAGAAGATTTAATTTGTTCTTCTCTACGGGCTTGGAATTTACCACCAAATGAAATAGAATTTACTAATTCATATGCAGTATTATCATTAGTTGCAGTTGAACGAGTTAAATTAACTGCTCCTGCAGGTGAACCACCAACAACTGATGCTGAAATAGCTGTTGCGTTCAACACAATAATACCAAGTTCTGGATACATATATCCGAATGAACCATTAGTTGCTGACTGTGCTACTGCGGTAGTTTTTATTTTAGCAGTTCCATCTGAAATAGAACCACTAACTATATTAAAAACTCTCTGTGATGCTTTGATAGATGAATCTGCTGTTGCTCCACTATCATCAATGAGTTTCAATAATGAATTACCACCAAGACCAGTTCCACCAAGAGTTCCAGCTGCATTACTTCCACTTAAATGAAGTTCCCAGTTTCCTGGATCCAACTTTTCTCTATATCGTGCTCGATTTATATTGATTATGAAAACATCTGATGCTAAAAAGTCATCACCATCACCATTTGCATTAAAGTTCCATTTTGTGTTACTTGATGCATTTTTTAAACAGATATTTCTGAATTGACGATAAATTGCCTTTGTTGGATTATTTCCAGCAGTAGTAGATAATGAACCACTACCTTCAATATGTCCATAGGCTACTGCGAACTGGACTGCTCTTGTGCCATCACTACCAGCTTTATCGAACACATCATAGTAATAATCACCACTACTTCCACTCTGTGTAGATCCAGTATAAAACGCAGTTAAAGTTGCTGCTGCGTTGGACCACACGGGGGAAGATATAGTACTTAATACATTAGTCCTTTTATCTTCTTCAGTTATATCTGTGAAGAAATTACTTGCCATTGTTTATCTCCTTGTTACATATAAATATGTTATTGTTTAAAATCATTAATTATTTAACGAGATCTACTTTTTTTCTGTCTCTCGTTCATCTTTTTCTTGTTTCCGTTCACCCTTTTCTTGTTTTCGTTCACCTTTTTCTTGTTTTCGTCCATCAGGTGGAGGTCCACCAGGCGGTGTCATTGATGGAGGACTAAATCTTGCAGGTTGACCATTTCGTACAACAAGATCAATATACCATACTGCTCCACTTGTCATTCCTGTTATTTTTAAAGTGGTTGATGCAGTTTTAGTTAAATCCCTTGCCTTTAAACGAATTCCTCGTCCATATAAAGTTTTTTCTTTTCCATATCCATCCTTTGGAATTTGTTTCGCTGATAACATAATCTAACACTTTTCCATTATTTATTTCCACCGAAATCTTTTCCACCATTTCCGCCATTTCCACCATTTTTACCATTTTCACCATTTCCACCAAAATCTTTTCCGCCATTTCCGCCATTTCCACCATTTCCACCATTTGCAGTAGATGCCGCACTAATCATATCAGTTCTAATATCTGAACCATAATTATTAGTTGTAGTTAATGAAACGGTATAGTCACCTGCTACTGTATATTCATGAGTTGGATTTTGTTCAATAGATGTTTGTCCATCTCCAAAATCCCATACATATGTTAAATTATCACCCGTAGAACTATCAGTAAACTCTACGATTAAAGGTATATTTCCTGTAATAGCCATAACTTTTCTCCTTATATTGCCATGGTAAAATTAGCGACTGGTGGAACACCTGCGGGTGTTGCAACACTCATATTAAAATCTGATGTAGGAGCATCTCCAATATAAATACTCATACTAAAATTTGAAATTGGATTCGTAAACGGATTATACATCTCAACTAAATTATCATGTTCAAGAAAAAATTCATATTCTTCCGTATCATCATGATTTTCTGTTGATGGTATTATATCAATAATCTCATCTTTACCCTCAAATGTAATTGCACTTTGAACATTTGAAATTGTGGATCCATAGGGAATTGATGGTGTCTCAACCATGATAAACGAATTCATAATTTCTTTTTGATTTACAAATGACTCTAATACTGGCATATTATCTATAACTCTACCTTGTAAATTATCTGGTTGTGCTTCATCCCATAAACCATAATCTACTTCATCATCACCAAGTGCAAATTGTGTAATCACATAAGAATCATCAATGGCTCCTGAAAGTGCGTTTGCTAAAATCTCTCGTCCCCTTTTAGTAAAATGTGCTGTTACGGTTTGAGTTGTTTTATTTAAATATCCCATTTTTACTATTTCCTACCTTCATATAAACTTTTTGGAGTGCCACCTTTAAATAAATTAAATTTTTCATTTTCCAGTTTTACACTCATATTAAAATTTGCAAATGGTGCAATTATAGGAGGTGGTGCCTCTACCGTTCCAGTAAAATCTATTCCATTTTTAAATAAAAAATATCTCATAGTTTCATTATCTGTAACCATCGGTTCTGTTAGTGGTTGATTGTCTATTATCTGACCAAGTGGTTTTACAAAATTTGAACCACTCGGTGTTTCATCCCATAACCCATAATCTATTTCATCATCACTTAAAGCAAATTTAGTAATTACATGCTCTTGTTCTTGATTTTCACCAAATACTGCAGTTCTTAAATAATCTCTACCTTTATTTGTAAGTATTGCATCTAATGTCAAAGTAGTCTTATTAATAAATCCCATATCTTATTATGTCCTTTGGTCATCATAATTAACTTGAACTCTAATTACATAAATTGCTCCGGACAATTGACCTGTTACAATAATAGAAGTTTCTCTATTAAATGTCATTTGTTTTGCTCTAATTGTTGCGATTTTTCCTACTACCTTCTTACTTGTTCTACCGCTCTCTTCACCATAAACTGCTCCTGTTTCTGGTAAATCACTAAATGTAGGGGCAGTTGTTGGATTTATTGCTCCAACTCTAATATCAATTACATTATTGTTTAATACCAAAAAACTATAATCTTCTGATGTAAAAGCACTATCCGCTCCAACTGTTGTTGGATTTAATGCGGCATCAGTCATTATCCAACCATCATCATTTATTATAGATTTTAATTTATTATCACCTATAATTTGTGTAATGTTTTCTATATAAGGTAATGCCTTCGTTCCAATTGGAAGATTAATTAACTTATATTTCATCACCACTTCTGGATCTACACATGGTTCTAACATCGGAGTTGTCTCTAAAACGGCCCCATAATAATCTGACCCTTTGGGATGTGCATGATCCCATAAAGTATAATCTATCTCATCATCTGATAAGGCAAATTTTGTTATATTAAAATTACCACTACTTTTTGCAAGATATTCTCTACCTTTCTTTGTTAATACTGCATTCAGTATATACGAAGTGTTATTTATAAATCCCATAAGGACTCCTTTTTATAAATAAAAATTACTTTTATTTATTATGCAGATGTTGCGTCGTCAGCTGGTCTTGTACCTGTTGGCCTAAATGTTATTGTGATATCAAACTCTAAAACTGCTCCTGAAATTTCCCCAGAAATCAATATGGAAGTCTTTGCAGGTGACGAAGCCGATGTAATCTTCTTCGGATATAGTGCTAATGCCCCATTCAATGTTGGTGCAAACCTATTACCTCTACGGTGTCTAAAAACACCACCAGCGTCTATCCTACATCCCTTTATTGTCTGTGAAAGATGTTGTACTGATTTTACGAATGGAAACCATTTTGCTCTATCAGATGATCTCATTCCACCACCACCCATTGCTACTACTGGGTACTCTCTACCTTCAACAGATCTATATAACGGTGCCAATACTGCCACGGTTGTATCCAATACTGTTATAGTATATTCTTCGCCTTTATATCCACCTTCGAAAATTGAATCTTCACCACCAACATAATCTATTGTAAGATCACTATTATTAACATGACCAACCCCAAATTGTGTTCCTAATCCAAGATAATAGGCCGTTTGTCCACATTGGACTCTCGTTCCACCATCTCCTGACAAATCATCTGCATAAAACTTCAAAGCATTAAGAGATGTTTGTGAACCAGGGGTTTCAATTATCTTTGCCATTGCACGAATACCGTCTGTACGCGATACGAGTTTATACTTCATAATCTCAGAAGGATCATTAAAAGGCTCAAGTGCTGGTAAATTATCAATCACTGCACCATAATACATAATCAATTTCGTCATCACCGAGTGCAAATTTAGTGACTTCAAAGTCTCCACCACTTGACAAAATCTCACGACCTTTCTTTGTCAATATAGCGTCCAATACTCTGCTTGAATTATCTAAATATCCCATTTGTTTTTTCTCCTATGTAATAAATTCGGATTTTTTTTATAAGATTCAAATACTAAAACTTGTTATTCTTCTCTTATAAATATAATCTTTTTTTGTTTTTATCATTTATTTTTATCTAACTTCCAGTGGTGTAGATGGTGAATCTGTAGTTACCAACCTCGTTGGTGATGTAATTGTCACCTCTACTACTGGTGCTCTATCTTTATATCTTCTTCCCTTATCAGCAACTGTAGAATTATCACTATGAACACACCCAAGATAAAATAATCTATCAGTTCCAATTGCTTCGTCCCATCTATTATCCAAATCAGTAGTTACAAAACTTGATGAATAATATATCCCCAAAGAAGCACTTAAAGAAGATGAATAAGCATATTGAATTTCACGATTAAATTCTGATTCTACATTATCCATAATTCTTGGCATTACCACTTCTTCAAAAATTGATTTTTGACTTCCTGCCTGTATAGTTGAGTTATAATAATCACTTCCATACCAACCACTTGTATCTCTATCACCTATACCATATAATGCTGGTCTTTCTAAAATATGTTTTAATACAAACGAACCAGTTCCACTGGCGTTGGCTGCAATAGTATCACTCGGTGCACTTAACGAACTAAAATCTGCAGACATTGATATTCCAGAACCACTCAATTGTGTATTATTATTAAGGTCATATGGATTATATAAATTAAGTTTTGCAACTATATTTTCATACATAGCAGATGCTGAAATGTATGAACCACTTTCTAATGTATGAGAATTAACTCTAAATGGATCAGTATATCCCATTTGACTTTCTAATGGAATGTATTCAGATGATGCCGAAATAAATGATCCAGTCTCGTTAGTATGAAAATTAACACCAAACGGATTAGCATAATTTATATCCGATTCAAGTGGAATATACTCAGATGATGCCGAAATATAAGAACCTGTTTCTTGAGTATGGAAATTAATTCTAAACGGATTACTATAATTTAAATCAGATTCTAACGGTATATATTCAGAAGATGCTGAGATATACGAACCAGTTTCTTGTGTATGGAAATTAATTCTAAACGGATTACTATAATTTAAATCTGATTCAAGTGGAATATATTCAGAAGATGCTGAAATATACGAACCAGTTTTATCTGTTAATGAACTTGGTCTAAATGGATGACTATAATTTATATCTGATTCTAATGGTGTATATCTAGCACTTTCAGAAACATAATATAAATCTATATCACTCTTATAATGTTGTGGTTCAAATGAAGGTTTTTTTCCTATAATTACTTTATCTCGTTCAAGTATAGTAGGTTCAATTAATATACCAATATTTGCATTTGCACGGGCAGGAATTAATGATCTTAATTGTTTATATAATGAATTATCATAATATTTTAATAATCTCAGATAATCCCAAAAATTATTTGGGGCGCTATATTTTTGCCAATATAAATTTCTAGCCTCTACCAGTCCCGTATATTGTTCTTTATATTGGTCACGTGGATCACCAATGTATTGGTCAAAGTCAAGATTAGGCATTGATTGTATAATATCTTCATCTATAGCCTTTGATGGTGAAAAATAAATTCCAAGTTTATTAGAATCTATTGGGGCGTTATCATAGGCCGGAATTGTTATACTTTCTTTAAATTTTAATATTGGATTGCCAGACTGAGCTTTATCTATTAGTGTATCATCTTCAATTCTTATTTTATTAGATGACTTCATACTTGGTCCTAAATTAGGAACTTTCATTTTCGTTTCATCTACTACAGATGAAAAATGTGATGAATTAGTTGCAAGTCCACTTGAAAAATTATATGGAGTTGCAGATGCTGTAAATGATGTATCTCCACTTGCATCTTGAATCCATTGATTGGCCGCTACACTTAAATCTTTATTATCATCAAACGAATATCGAGTGACCATATCCATATATGAAGCAGATGGTGTATTACCATCAAACGCTGATGGGGCAGATACATGATTGTCAAATGAGCTAGAATTTAATGGTGTAGTCCAATTTCTAAACTCCATCATAGAACCACTAAATGACTCTCCGAAATAAGTATTCTCTTCAGGGCCACCTATTGTAACTGTTGTAGCACTTCCAGAATATGCTAAATTATATGAAGCTGATGCTACTGATTGAGAACCACTTATCATTAAATCAACTTTAGATTCATATACAATTTTACTTCTACCAGCATCATATTGTTTTGCATATAAACTATAAATTACATCTGATCCAGAGAAATCACTTGTTAAAAATTGTTGTCCGTCTGCTCTTGATCCAGATAATTCTCGTGTCAACATTACTGACCAAAACTCTCCATCATAAACTGGTAATTCAGATGATGAAACTTCGTTATATCCATGACTACCACTTAATTTAAAAGATACACGACCATATCTATCCGAAGAACCATTGTCCAATAATCTAATTGCCCAATCATCACCTCGTCTAACCAAAACTTGATTTGATCCTGTGGCAGCTTTAAATCTAAATTCTACCGTATCAGGAACTCTGTTAGTTGGTGCACTTCCTGATATTACTGGACTCCAAGCATTATATTGAACATATGTATTATTTGGTGCACCAAAGAAATCTAATGCTCTTGTAAATTTCCTTGATATCATGAAATCAGCAGGCTGTCCTGCTAATTTAGGTCCACCATATTCCATTACTCGTAAAATACTTGATGGTATACCATAACAACTTATTAAACCTTTTATTGCCCGTGCCGTTCCTTTTGTTTTTAAGAAAAATGGCATATTGTTTATAATACGACTCCATATTTCTCTTGATATATCTCTGTCTGGAGTATCAGAATATTTCCATGGCACTTCAGATCCAGTCTGTTCCATTCCAAGTATATATCGTTGAATAGACATTGTATCTTTTCCATCATGGAGTTCCCAACCAAGTGATGCCGCTACAGGTTTTAATAAATCTTTTGCTATACCTTCTGTTAATTTATCTCTTTTATCATGAACATCTGTAATAGATTTAATGAATACCCAAATGTTATCAAAATGATGGCCAATCATATCTACAAAATTAAGAAATGTTTTATTTTGTGTATCATCTACAACAAAAGTTGGAAGATGGTTTCTTAATAAATTCTTGTTTGCTTTATCATAATCTGACGCAGAAATTATCTGAGTATCATACCAAGATGTAGCCGCTGATTGTGTTGTTCGTGTTAAAATATATGGATCTGAAAATTTTCCTGTTCCACCTCTTTTCGGCCAACTATTGTCATAAATCCTACCTACTGGGTCATCAGAATACGATGAACTTTGTTTGTACATATATTTTTCAAACTTATCAAATGTATTTACAAGTTCTCGGCGTTTCTTTTCCCATGATTGAATTTGTGTTAATGAACCACTTATTGGAGTAAACGATGGGTTGTTTACATCCGAACCAGATACGGTTAAATAAGAACCCTTTCCTGGGTCTGCAACTATTGGTATTATACCAGTTGAACCACTACTTGTACCCGCTAAAGACGCACTTCTATCTGTATATAATTCTATATTCTCTAATTTATATTTGAAATTTTTAAGTCTTTTTTCTATCGAACTAAAATGTACAAAATTTGCAAATGAAGAAAAGTCCACATTAATGTCAGCACTTAAACTACCACTTAAAAGTTCATCTTCAACTGCTTGTTTAATTCCTTCATTGGTAGTTGCTAATTGCGAATAATTTTTAAATTCAGTAGTTTTATTTCCTATCGGACTATTAACATTACCACGTTCAGGAGTTCTAAGAACAATATCACTAACCCATTCATCAACAAATGGAACTAAAGTACAAATTTCTTCTATCGGTGGAATCATCTCCCTAACTATATTAATAAAATTTCCTTGTACCTTATCATCTGGTAATGGTTCATATAATTTATATATAAGAGCATGTGGATATTCTGGATAAGTTACAATGTCTGGTTTAAAATTAGTTATTACAATATAATTATTTGGTCCCATTCTAACTAATTTACTTAAATTTTCAGTACTATCAGTTGGATATTGAATAAACCAATTAGCAAAAGTGAAAGTTCCCTCACCAGATTGCATTTCATCAAGTGGATAATTATCTAAATCGTGTCCGGCCTCTATCGCAAGTTCTTCAAAAGAATGAACAAGGTTTATTGTATTATCACCTTCTATACTATCAATTTCTCCCCTCAATGATCCAAATATAGGTTCTGAACTATAAAGAGACGAAGTATATTCTACAGAAAATCCATCAAATATACTATATGACCGAATATTAGCATTATTGGTTGAAACGTGTCCTAAATTATCAGCAACAATATTATAACCATCTTTTATCGTTAAAGTATTTCTATCAATCCATGTATCAATTTCTGCTACAAAATCTCCAAGAACAGGACTTACAGTTATCTCTTGGGTATCAACAGTTACCTTAATCTCTACATTCTCTACCCATAATATTCCTTCTGGACCAAAATGTCCATAAACTACCACCCATATGGGTCGGGATAAATCAAAATCTTCAGTTATTGTTACTGAATAACTAACATCTTGCCATTCTCCCGTAGTAGTAGGAAGGTATTTTAACCATTCTTTATCCTTTACCGTATTTTCTATGCTAGTATATTCATTAGTTGTTTCTTCTCCAAATGTTATATTTCCATCACTATCATAATGACGAATACCAACTCTTGCACCTTTTCCTATACTATTAGTCTCTGTTTTCTGCCTCCACGAAATAGTAAGTTGATCACCAACTTGTACTCCCTTTGTTAACAAAGTATGTGTTAATTGTTGTGAAAGCATTATTGGTCGATGTTTCAGAGTTTGGTCATCGGCAGACGAATTACCTGTTTTATAATCTCCCGTATAATATTGATGATTGGGTGAATCAAATTCAGAGTTTTGGTCTATAAATTTCATGGCGGTTTCACCGTCACGACCATCTTCTGGAACAAACTTAGCGTGGTGTCCTACCCAACCTGTATGCCAAAAATTATTATTAGCATCATTAAAATCAAAATTTTGAAATCCATTAGACCAATTATCTGGCCAAACTGCATCAGTTCGTAAAGTTGGATTTGGATAATTCCATATATAGTCACCAATATCACCAAGTGGTGACCAATTCCATATTTGTTGATCTTCTGTTTCAATAACATTTCCAATCCATTTACTATCAGATAAATTGGGATCTACAATCAAATCAGAATTTACATCAGAATTTCCAAGTACTTTCCAATTTTCTCCTGGAATTTTCCAAACTCCTGGTAAATTAATAGTTATCGTTTCATCAGTTATTGGATCCGTATAAAAATCTACACCACTATCTCCCGTCTTGTATTCCGTACCTCGATAATTTATTTTTGATATAAACCCATTTGGTTCTGTTAATAGATTTGTAGTATAAAGTTTTAATGTATTATCTGAATTAAAATTATAAATTGTATATGTATTAGTTTGGTCTGGATCTGCTGATATTCCGGAAACTATTTCAATAATTACATTCTCTACCCACAACATTCCTTCTGGACCAAAATGACCTTTTACATAAATTTTATCAGTTTTAGTTAAATCCCAATCCTCATCAACAACACCTGTATAACTAACTTGTTCCCATTCATCTACAGTTGTACAAGGAATCATTCTATAAAATTCATTATCTGGTCCCCAAGAAATTTGACCATCTTTATTTAAATGTCGTAATCCAACTTTTGCACCTTTACCTTCTACATTAGTTTTTTGCCACCAAGAAATCTTTATAAAACTTCCTTCTTGTATTCCTTGTGATGCTAATTTATTTGGTAAATCTGCATAGACAAACATATCTCTATGTTCTAATGTACCCTGTGCTCCTGAGTTATTTCCTGTCTTATAAAGTCCATCATAATCTTCGTGATTCGGTGATAGAAATTGTGAATTCATATCAACAAATTTAATACAAGTACCAAATTGACCTTCATCTCGTACCCACTTTGCATGGTGTCCTACCCAACCACTATGCCAGAATAACTCACTTTGTTTACTTGGTGCACCACCCCAATGAAAAGGATTAAAACCATCACTCCAACCATTTATATCTACTGCATCTTCATATGTAACAGGATCAGGATAATTCCATATACCATCAACAATATTATTATTTGGAATCCATTGCCATACCACATCATTTGTATCTTCCGAACTCCAAATCCATTTAGAATCTTTAAGTTCTGGATCTATTTTATCATCTGTTACTTCTCCGAGGTCTGTCCAATTCTTATTTTCTGCATCTGTTATTTGCCAAGTACCAGGTAAATCTACAGTTAAAGTTGAACCTGCAAAATCATCATAATAATGTTCTTTATCTTGGTCACCTGTTCTATATTCTTTACCTTTATAATTTACTTTTGCAAGAAAACCACGTGGTTCTGTACCAAGATTGGTAGTATAGAGTTTTAATTTATCAGTTGGTTCAAAATCATCAAGAGTAATTGTATTAATTACTTCTGGATTATCTACATCGGAAACTAATGTAATTTTTGGTTCACTTACCCATAATATTCCTTCAGGACCATATTGACCTGCTATACGAAACAGGGGGCCTATATTTCTATCTCCATAAATTGACGAACCCATTCTTGCAAGATCCCAATCTTCTGAAATTTCAATAGTATATTCTGCCTTTTCCCATTCACCATCCTTTGATACTGGAATAAATTTAAGAGTATCTCCCCAGGTAGTTGATGACCAAAATGCTGCATCAATTGGTGCTTCTTTTACCCAATATCTTATACCTACTCTTGCACCCTTACCAACCGTATCAGATTTTTGCCACCAAGAAATTTTTAGTTTATTTCCGGTTTGTATTCCTTGTGATTCAAAACTAAAAGGTGGTCTTTGATCAATACCCTGCCAACGATGTTCTAATGTAATGTTATGACTTGAACTTCCATACCCAGATCTCGGCCCGTATGCATACCCGGCAGTATAATCTGGGATTCTATTTCCATCTATATCAAAATATCTACCATTATATCCTGGATGATTTGGATTTTGAAATTGTGAATTTTGATCTATGAATTTCATAGCGGGGCCGCCACCATGACCTTCACCCTTAACCCATTTTGCTTGATGACCTAACCAACCTGTTCTCCAATACCAAGAAGAAGTTGTACTGCCCCAATTATATGTTGAAAGACCAGAACTCCAATCTACAGGATGAACAGAACGAACATTTAATGCTGGATCTTGTCGTTTCCATATTTGAGCGTATACACCAGTTGCTGGCTCCCATTCCCATCTAAGCTCTTTAAAATTTAACACAACCCATATTACTTTACAATCTTTTAAATCTTTATGTACTTTACCTTTCCATGTTTTTGTTTTTTCTGGAATACCATAAGTTTTTGTTGGAAAAAATGCATCCGCTCCATATACTGCCGTCATATCAAACCAATCAAATACTTCATCTCGCCAGAAACTAAACCATCTGGATCTTCTTCTTAAAGTAAAAGCTGTTGCTTCCCAGATACCATCATTTGTGATAGAAATTTCTTGGTCATCATCAGATTGAAATTTTGTTCTTGGATCTCCAGTTCTATATATCTGATTGTTATACCATACTTTTGCAATGAAACCGTTTTTTCCACCCGTATTCTCTGTATAAATTCTTAACCTATCACCTTCTACAAGAGAATCCAAAGACCATTCTTTTGATTCTTTCCATTTATTATGAGAACCAATAAGAATTTCTTGTCCATTTGGTCTAAGTCTATACAAATCATATTTTTCATCAACTTGTAATCTAATTTTATTATCTGTAGTATTATGATACGGACTTTTTGTAGCGTACCATTCTCCCTCTTCACGATTTTCCCGTATCTCACTACCATCAGGATTAGTTAATTCTAAATCATCGATTTCCCTAACTTCTTCAGGAATACTATATTCATTAATTAATTCTTCTGACTGCAGTTCCCCATCTGAACTTATTCTATATAATCTATAAATGTCATTAGTATGTATAGTAACCGTTAATTCATTAGAATCATCTTGTATATCACCATGAAATGAACTCTTATGTAAATTCTTTTCATCTACAACTACCTCGGGGGATACTGAAGGTTCTACTGGTATTTCATCCACTACCGTTACATCAACTGGTAAATCATATCTTCCTATTTCTTCTTCATTACCATCTGGGTTTACTTTAATTAATCTATAAATGTCATTTGTTTGTATTGTTATATCTAAATCAGTTGAATCACTTTGACCTTCCCCATGAAATGGACTCTTATTAAATTCAGTTTCATTACCACCTTCTCTAATAAGTGAAGAATCAGAATTATCAGTTGGTATATCCATTGTAACAGTTCTATCTGTTTGAATATCAAATGTTTCATCCGTAACAATTGCATCTTTAATGGTAATTTTACCATTTCCTCTATCACCACCATCTGATGACATCAATTCAGTAAATCCTTCTTCGGTACCAGTAATAGTTGTTGATACCGTAGCATCATCTATAAAAGTAATAATTCCAGTAGATGGAACTTCAATTTCTTCAGGTCTTTCTACTGACATATACGGAGTTGGTAATGATGTTGATGAACCAGGTTCACATTGTATATCAGTATAATATCTACTACCAACTAAAGTAATAGGATTATCTTGTTCATCACGATCTCTATCTCCTTGTTCAACACCCTTACCTAAATACCATGATAATTTTCCTGTTCCTTCTGGTGGAATAGTTATACGACTATATTGACGCTCCCAAGTTTTACCATCAACAACCTTTGTTTCTAATACAGTTCCAGCACCACCTATTGTAGGACCAGTTAAACTATCAATAAATGCCTTTGAAGAAAAATGTGCATTTATATTACCATTCCATCTATCACCATGATATACCCAACAACTCAACACATAAGTTTCACCAGGTATTACTTCAAAACTCATTTCATATTCTACATCTTTAGTTCCACCCCTACTCGATTCTGGACTGGTTTCTAAACACCACTTACTATGACCTGGATTTGGAAATTCAACTATCTCATATATTGGACTACTATCATTTTCTTCAGCAACACCCTCTTCAGAATTAAAATGACCATTAGTTACTAAATTGTTAGCTGGTGCAATAGGAATAGTTTCAACAACAGGAATATATGTTGATATAGTTTCTGGATTTTCTGCATAATCTATAACAAAGGCATCTCTTACAATTAGAGTTCCACCTTTCATCAATTCATTTAATGATACTTCCTGTCCTTCATTAAGAACCCAATTTACTGTAACTATTTTACCTGATTGATCAAATGTTAAAGGTGATTCACCGTTTATATCCGCCTGACATAAACAAGTATATCCTAATAATCTAAATCGTTCATTTACATCAATATCATTTATTGCTGGATTTGGTCGAATTCTTATTTCAGTTCTATCACCAGATATATCCTGTAACCAATATTTGTCATCCTCTGTTGAAAGTTCTATACGTCTTCCTTCTACATCTTTAGATGTTTCTGAATCTTTACTTTTTTGTTCAGTAGTAGAAGGTAATTCAAGGATAGGTGAATTCATAGTACCAGCATAAATTATACCATCAGTATCTATATAATATTGACCTTCCCATATAGTTTTATCTGATTTCTTAACTAAAACAACTTGATCACTACCACCAATTTCTCTTAAAAAATTATATACTATTTTATAAGTTCCACGTTCATAACCAAGGTCTCTAACATGAGCACCTACATCTAATTTATCTGGTAATGGGGAACGAAGTTGACCACTTCCAATGTAATTGTCTTGTAAATCATATAAACAATATTCTATTATATCTGTCGTAAGAGAACCAAATGGAGCAACAGGATCACCTTCATTTAAACCATTTAATTCTACCAATGGTAAATGTTCTGCAGTTAATCTTGATAATTTACCAGTTCTTGGATCTATTGTTAGTTGTTTTTTAGGCATTAGAATTCCGTAAATTCTCTATCTATTATGTTATTAAGTTCTTCACCTTCTTCATAATCAAAATAACCATCTTCATATTCAATGGTATGTAAATCTCCTACGGTATAACTTGTACCATCCGTTCCTTGTCCTGTAATTATTCTTTCAAATAAAAGAATTTTTCCAGAATTTGAATCTCTTAAAGTTCCATCTGATACCCTTCCAAATTCGGTCCTATTCTTAATCATTTGTAAATACTTTACCTCATCTTCTCTTTGAATCTCTTGATAATATTGATGATTTTTTAACTCTTCTTTAGTATATGGCATTTTTTATCTCACTACTTTAAACGAATGTTTCTCATCGAAATATTGAATAGTTTCATCTGTAGTTCCACTACCACTTACAATTTTATATTCTATTCTATAAAATCTTTCTGATTGTAATCCATCCATCCACAAATTAAAATAGTTTCCAGTAGAATCACAACTTACTTTTGAACCACTTCCAAAAGGTACAATAATATCTTCTGTATATGCATCTTTAATTTGATAATATGTACTTCCACTTGGTAAAGTTTTTGCTGTTATATATCCCGTACTATATCCACTTGTTGAATACGACTTTTCTGGATATCTTTCTCTACCGACTACTCTAAATTTTACTTTTGATTTTTCTTTATATTCTGGCCTGAATCCTCTCATATAAAGAACCATATCTTCTAAATTAGCAGATGAAAGTGCTGATAAAGAACCAGTTACCCATTTTGAATCATCCCAAACTACTTCAAGTTTTGGTTGGTAAATAGTATGAGTTTCTCTACCAAAAAATTTGAAATTACCATACCTTGTAGTATTTGCCTCTTCTGCTGATCCAGAATTTCCAATACTACCACTTCTCTTTATCATAAATCCTTCATTCGGTACAACTTTTCCTAACCATTTATTAACAATATCAGTTACATCCATTCTTAAATCTGATGGTTCGTGGTTGAAAGATTGAGAAGCTTCATAAGTACTACTACTATACCAAGTTCCACCTGATGCTGAAATGGGTGTATGCCATTGAGTTCTTATAGTAGAATTATCTTTCCATTTCCAACTTGCCCCATCTTCAATTTTAGGATTTGCACTCTTATATCCAGAACCCATTGTCCAAGATTGACTAACTGGATATGCATATAAACTTTGTGATGTATTTAAAGCTTCAGAATTTGCATCATATAAATTTAAATAATATTTTGGAAATATAGAAGAAGATGGTATCATACCAGAAACTATAGATGATGAAATGTAAGATAAATCAAACTTAATAAGTGCCCTCGAAACATAAATTATCGTTCCTGCTGAATTCATATCCTTTCTAACTTCAAGTATTTGATCAAGTCCAGTATTCATACTCTGACTTTCTTCATATAAAGTTGTATCTTTTGTTGCGTATTCAAAATAATGCATTAGATATCTCCTAAGACTCTACCACGAATATCTGTATCTGGTAATTTAATTTCAAATATTGATGGGTCTGTAGACGGGTACACCACTCCATTAAAAGTTGCTGCTCTAATATCATAAATATTATTAGAATATCCGTTTGTTGATCCCCATTTATTAGTGACGATAACCAATTCATCTCTACCTTCTTGTGGTTTAACTATAGTTGCAACTCCTTCTACAGATAATATTTCAGCTATTACATCAGCTAAAATAATAGGTTGGTTTATTTGCCGTTTTTCTATATTAAAATATAATTTCAAAACTGTAACACATCCCAATAATACTTCATTTTTGTTGAATCCCTTTTTAGTAAAAATTGCAAAATCCACTCCAATATTACATATCCACGCATCCTTAATTTGTACTGCATCAGTCATCATTCTATATTGACTTAAATATATTTTTATATTTTCTTTAACTGCACTATTTAATCTTGCTAACTTTCCGGCTTGATTATATCCAATCATATACATATTTAATGCCAGTGGATTCGGTTGGAATGTTGGATCTGACTCATTTTGACCTGCGGCTGCTACTTGTTCATCTTGAATGATATAAACTTTTGCTATATTACCATACTTTGATGGTAATGAATAAATCCGTGTTATATAATCATCTTTAGTTACTGCCCTACTTTGTGCTTGGAAATAAGCAAGTGCATTTACTCTTACGTCCTCAAGTGTTTCTGCCCCACTACCTCCCATTGCCGGTGTAGGATTACTTACTGCTACAGAATTTTTTGTAATAGTTTTTAAATTAGAATCTAAAGATAATGAACTATCAAATCTTATACCAGGATTACCAGTAATATTTTTTATACTGTTAGCGGTAACATTTCCACCTCCCCCACCACCATAAGAATATTTAATCGTAAGTGTTGTATTTGCTGGTGCCTGTCCATATGTAGCCGTATTAAGAAAATTTGCAGGATCGAATGCTGTATCAAGAAAGCTCGGTGATCCTGGTAAATTTGAACCAACATTTGATGGGTTTGGAATAATTTCTTCATCTGAATTTGATGATATTCCTGAACCAAATCTTAATTCCATTTTACCATCTGGTCTTATATAAGTTGTAAATCGTCTTGGTGTCTTAACAAGTTTTAATAAAAATGGTGCAAAATTTCTACCTTCTACTAAATCAGGAGAATTTAAAGATGTATTCTCAAAATCTGCATATACTGTATCTTGTGCTAAAAATGGAACTTGATACCATTTATTATTATCACTATCTGTAACTGCAAGTATTTCTAATACAGGACTATTTGCTAATACTATTCTTTTATATTTTTCTGCTGCTCCACACGTATAAAAATCAGTTATAACATTTCCACTAACCGCCTTTACTGATTTTTGTAACAACCATTTTGTAATATTACTATCATCGTCTACTTCAAAAATGTCCTCTTGTCGTGGACTTACTGAACTTGAATCTGCAAACATAACTTCTTCGGTAGTTCTAAAAGCTGTTCCATTTATAGCTGTTGCATTCATACCTGCAGGAATTGTAAGACAATAATTTTCATTTGGTTGTCTTTTACCATCTTTTATATTATTTGGATCTGAAGGTACGGTTTGAAAAACATTAAGTTTTACAGATGCGGGTGAAGATTGTCTTGGTTTATATCCGAATCCTTGTGCAATTTCATATATAGTTTTCTTTTCTTCTGCATAAGCTAACATACTTTCTTTAAATTGTTCATCAATATAATATGATAAAACATCACCAACATATGATGCCATTTCTATGAACATCATACCAGGTGAGGCCTCATTAAAATCATTATATGTATTTGGAAAATATGTTTTTGCAAATTCCATTAAACTGTCTCTAAAAGCACCAAAGTCTTTATTTAAATATTTAATATCCTTATTAATTGTTTGCGGCATTAATCTTCTCCACTTATTTTATTCTAATTCACCAGGTGGTTTTGGTAATTCATATCCCTGTCCGCCACCTACATTCATACCAATATCTGTTGGTATATAATCTGACCATTGACTGAAATTAGCACTAACTTCAGACTCATCTGGATCATTTACCAACGAAAATTTAATAGATACATCAACTTGATTAGAATTAGTATCAGGGAAATTAATTTTTATATCATTAACAACTATATAAGATAACCATCTTCCCATAACGGTTCTAATTTCTTGCTCAACTATATCTGAATATTCTTCAGTCATTGGTTCAAAAAGTAAATGATGTAGTCTTGAACCAAATTCAGGCATTCCTAATCTCTCACCTGGAATAGTCTGTAATAACATTATAATATTATACATGGCCTGTTCACGTATTGTCCTTGTTCTTGGAAAAAATCCGTCTACTCCGGCCTGTGCAACGTTAGCTGAACGCCTTGGATCGTTGGGGTCAAGAGCACTTCCTTGATGTGGATCCTCATATCTCAATGGGAGTTGTAATCCTATA